ATGCACCTCAACACCGACCCCCAGGCCCCGGCCCGCCGCCCGTGCCTGCGCGATTTGGCGCGCCTGACGACCACGCTGCTGCCGCCCGCCCTGGTAATGCTCACGCCCCTGGAAGAGCTGGAGCGCCGCTGCCAGGAAATCGATTTGACCCACCCCGAGTACCGGGAGGAAACGCCGCTGGTGCGCGCCTACGAGCGGCGGCGGCGCACCCAGCTGAGCGGGGCGCTGCGCCTGGTGCGCACCGGCACGGCCGCGCCCGCCTTCTCGGAATCCGCCACGCGTGCCTAACTGCCCCGGCCATGCCCAAACAGCTGTTTTTCCCGCCGATTTCGCTCACCGATGCCCGCACCGGCAAGCGCGTGCGGGTGCAGGAGTTGCCCCAGGGAGCCGCCCTGGTGCCCACGCCCGAGCCCATCCTGGGCTACACCTACCAACGCGGCCACCTCACGGTGTACGTGAGCGGCCCGATGGCCCCCGAGCTGCGCACGGCCCAGCAGGAGGGAAGCCTGGCCCAGGAAGTGCTGCTGGTGGCCCAGTTGCCCGCCGGCATCCGCGAAATCGACCTCACCGACTGCCGGCGCGAGTTTCGCCTGCTGCTGCCCCAGGCCGCCTGATGGACGCGCACCCTGTGCTTCCGCGCCCGGTACCGGGCTTACGCTACCAGGCGGGCCACGGCCAGCAGCCGCTCCTGCACCTGCGTCCAGGGCAGGCCGTGGGCCAGCCGGCCCAGGGCCTCCAGCTCCGTGAGGCCCTGGGCCACGCGGGGCTGCTGGTGGCGGGAGAGTGGCAACAGCCGGGCTTCGCGCAGCAGGCTGGTCCACTCGCGCACGTACATGCCCAGCTGCAGCTGCTCCAGGTGCGTGCCCGCCTCAATACTGGCCACCAGTTGGGCCTGCCGGTGAATGACCACCAGCTGATACAGTCCCGACATGGCCACGGCTCAGGAACGCTGCCCGCGCGGCGTGGTAGCCGTGGTGGGCGCCGCCGCCGCCAGGGGCGGGGTGCGCTTATCGAACTCCGTGAGTACGTCCAGGGCCTGCCGGGCCTCGCTGAGCTGCCGCTCGCGGCTGCTGGCCGGAAAGGTCGCCGCCGCCTGCAGGTTTCTAATTACGCTTTCAAAGCGGCGCAGCAGCGCCGTTGGGCCCGCCTGCAGGGTTGGGTAGGGCACCTGCAAGAGGTGGCGCAGCAGCTCGCGGCGAATAGCAAAGAGAACGGTCGGGCCGAAGCCGGCCGACGATTCACTGGTTTCCAGCTCAGCGCGCAGCTGCTGGAGGCGAAGGTAAAGGGCAGTCATAGGGGGGGGATGTGTCCGCCTGTACGGCCCGGTTTAGGCCCGGGTTGCCATTTTAAGGCCGTTTTAAGGTGGGCGGGCCGTCTGCTGGTGCCGCTATTCCCCCGGTGGCCATGCGGGAACAAATGAGCGCCACCTTACCCGGCCCCCGCAACCTAAGCCTCCGTGACATAGGCCCCCGCGACCTAAGCTCACTCGTGGCCCGCCGGCCCCTGTCCGCCGCCCCGGCCTTTTCTTCCACCCCTTCGCCTTCGCTGCCATGACCCGCGACGACCTTGCCACCGCCGGCTTCATCTCGGAACACTTCCAGGCCATTCTCTCCCAGCTGCAGGTGGTGCAGCAGGCCCTGCCCGCCGCCGGTGGGCTGCCCCGCCTGCTGAGCATCGAGCAGGTGATGGAGCACTGCGGCGTGAGCCGGGCCACCGTGCAGCGCTGGCTGCACAAGGGCAAGCCCGGCCGCCACGGCGGCACCATCCGGCTGCAGGCCTACTGGTTCAGCGCGGCCCAGCCCAGCATTCCCTGGCCCGCGCTGGCCGCCTTCGGCCAGGGCCTCGACTTCGACCTGGCCCGCCTCGATGGGGGCGACCAGGAGCCGGGTGCCCGCCGCGCCGCCTAGCCGCTTCGTCGCCGCTTGGTTGCCGCTTTGTCTTTTCTCTCACCGTCTTTCTCGCCTTTACTGCCCATGAGCACCGCCCGCCTCTATACCGGCCCGGCCGGCCGCCTGCTGGCCGATACGCTGGCCTCCAACCTGACCCCGCCGGCCCGGGTGTACCCCACCCAGGAGCTGCCAGCCCCCGACCCGCACCGCACCCAGCGCCTGCGCACCGAGCGCGCTGAGCTGGCGCGCGCTTTGGCGCAGGACCGGCGGCTGCTGGCCCTGGCCGCCGGGCAGGCCGGGCGCTTTCCCCAGGAAGTGGCCGACATCCGCGCCGACGTGCGCCGCTACGAGCAGCGCCTGGCCGAAATCGAACTGGCCCTGGCATCGGCCGGGCAGAAGGGAGGGCCGGCCGATGCCTAAGCTCCCGCCTTTCCTGTACCGCGTGCTGGGCCTGCTGCTGCTGCTCGCCCTGGTGCTGTTCGTGCTCAAGGCCGCTGGCCACCTGGCCCTGAGCTGGTGGTGGGCCACGGCCCCGCTCTGGGCCCCCTGGCTGCTGGCCCTGGCCGCGGCCGTGCTGCTGCTGAGCGTGAGCCTGCTGCTGCGCACGGTGCGCCGCTAGGCCCCGCCCGTTTTCCATCCCGCACACCTATGCACACCGCCCCCGTCGGCGCTTGAAGAAGCCGACCGTTCCCACGGATGGGAATGAACTAGGGACCGGGCCAGCGCGCGCTGGCCGGGGGCACGGAGGCCCAGCAACCCTGGCGCCGGCCACGAGCCCACCGGACGGGAATACCCGCCCCCCGGCCCCGCTCTGGCCACCTTTTACCCCGCTCTCACTCACCGTTCGCTCGCTCTTTCTTCATGTCCGCTCACCCCATTCAGCTTCTCCCGCTTAGCCAGTGCCTGCTGCAGTGGCACCTGAAAGTAGACGATTTGTGGCACCGTACGCCCCCCATTGAGGTGACCCGCACCATCACCCGGGGCACGCGGGCCGGCGTCACCGAGACGCTGCTGCGGCGCGGCAGCCGCGCCGTGTGCGACGGGGCCAAGGCCACGGGCGAGGAGCTGCTCAAGCAGTACCGGCGCAAGGTGGAGAAGATGCTCCTGCAGCCCTTTCTCTTTGGCCTGCTCGTGACTGACACGGGCGAGCTGACGCTGCCCAGCATCCTGGTGGACGCGCGCCAGCTCATGCAGAAGCGCAGCCTCACCGAGCGCACCATGCGCAACCACCTCGCCCAGCTGCTGGCCGTGGGCTTTATCAGCCGCAAAAAGTGGCACGGCCGCCAGCGCAGCTTCGAGCTGTGGATACACCCCAGCTACGTGTGCAAAGCCCCCCAGAACGCCCCGCAAATGCCCGTAGCGCCCCTTTCTGAATTCACCACGGTAGCCGCTCAGTTATCCACAGACGGTACAAAATTTCCGGTTATTAAGCTTCTGGAAGATCATAAAGAGCAGAAATTAGAAATCGGGCAATGTGGAGAAAATGCCTCCAGCGGTATTTCAAAAAGACCCTCTCAGGAAGCGGAGGCCAGCAACCAGGGGGGACGCGCCGTCCTGACGGCGAAACAGGGGCAGGGGGGCGGCGCGGCGGCCCCGGCGGCCCAAACCCCGCCGCCGGCCGGGCGGCCCGCCCCGCCCGAAATTCCGGCCAACTACCAGGCCTACGTCATCGAAGCGTGGCTGCTGGCCAAGGCCCTGCTTTACGCCGAGCAGCGGTTCTCGCCTGTGCAGGAGCAGCTGGCCCAACAGGCCATTCTGCGCGGGGTGTACCGCGGCTTCACCGATCAGTACTTCGATTTTGCGAAGTACCACAAGGGCGTGCTGCGCCGCATGGAGCTGGTAGAGAAGCACTTCACCCGCCACGCCGGCCGCTATTACGCCCCCATGCCCTGGGCCGAGATGGTAACGGGCCGCGGCTACTTCGACTGGGAAAACGAGCGGGGCTTCAAGGGCACCCTCAAGTGGCTGGTGGCCGACCAGCGCGCCGAGCAGCTGGCCCGCGTGAACCGGGCGGTCAGTAAGCTCATCGGCGAGCTGAAGCTGCGCCGCAAGATCGAGCTGGGAGAGAAAGTGCCGCTGCGCGTGCCCCGCCGCCTCGTGGAGCTGGATAACCGCCGCACCCTCTACCACCAGCACATTGCCGCTCTGGAGCAGCTGGGCGGCACGCTGGCCACCGACAAATACCACAAGCTGGCAGAACCCCTGCTGCGCTAACTACTTCACTTCCACTTTTCCAATTCCCCCCCCATGGCCCAGTTCACCGAAGAGTACAAGCGGAATGCCCCCTTTAAGATGCGCGTCTACTTTACCCACGTCAAGCCGGGCTCCGCCGGCCAGTTTGATATGTACGGATTCTACACCTCCGGCCGCTACCAGGTAGCGGACCCCACTGGCTATGCCCTGAAGCAGCTCAAGCGGGAGGCCGAGGAAATGGGCGCTCGTATCGCCCGGGCCATTATTTACGACAACCAGGCCTCGGGCAAACCGGAGTACACCCGCCTGGAGAAAGGCGTCTGGACCCGCTGATGCTCGACCTCACCCACCTCTCCCAGCAAGTGCCCCTGTGGCCCGAGGAAGCCCGCGTGCTGCGGGCGGCGCTGGAGCACCACCTGGAGCACCTGAACGGCCGCAGTGCCCAGGGCCAGCTCACCCTGCTCGATGCGCTGGCGCTCCGGCCCCTCAGCCGCGTGCACCAGCAGCTCACCCGCATGCTCTGCGGCCTCTGGCCCCGCCACGAGCGTCGGCCCGGCCGGCCGCACAGGCAGCGCCGCTGGCGCCTGAGCTTCGAGGAGCTGCTGCTGCTCAACCGGCTCTACTCCGATGGTACCCTGGCCGCTTGTCTCGAGGGCCCGCCCCGCGTGGAGTTGCTGCGCATTGGGGGGGAGATGCACCGGGCGGCCCAGAACCTGAGCTACTACTTCCGGCTGTGAAACCGGCTGGAAAACGCGCCGCTGACGGGGTGCTGAAACAGGTAAATACGTGGTGTAGATCAGGTGGGATAGAAGATGAAAAATCAGGTAGTTATCTAGTGGTTGAACCTTTGCTTGAGGATTGGATATTAGGTATATTGTTCCCCTGCTAACACCCCCCGATTCCTGCTCCATGCTGCCCGCTTTCCTCCCCTCCGCGCCAGGCCTGGCGCGGGGGCTGAAGTCCTTTATCCTGCTGCCAGCGGTCGGTAGTTTTGATCTATTCTAAGCCCCTGTATGCCGCAACTCCTCGCTTTTCCGGTTAAGCCTCACGTGCTGAAGTATCTGAACACGCACCTGGGGCATGACACCTACGTGCTCAGCAACGCCGACCGCTTCGGCAAGATGCTCTACCACCTGCTGCGCCGCCAGGTGAAGGGCAAGCTCCACCACGCCGGCAGCCGCGAGGACTGCACCCGGGTGCTGCAGCTGGACATGCGCAACTTTCCGGTGCACCAGTACGGGCTGAAGGAGTTCACCGACTACACCATCTTCCAGTTCAACGACTTCGTGGATGAGATTCTGCGCGAGGAGCTGTATTTGTGGGTGCGCCAGTTCGTGAACCGCACCACGACTATCCGCGAGGTGATTCTGGATTTCATGGGGGCCTACGACCTGCGCGAGGAGGACGTGCAGTACGAGACCCTGCGCAAGGGCGTGCAGCGCAACTGCAACCTTAAGGAGCTGAAAAAAAGACGGCCCAAATCGGTAGTCAAAATGTCCCAAAAAACGGGCGGTTTGTCGCGTAAAACGGGTGAATTGTCCCAAAAAACGGATGATTTGTCCCGCGCCGGCCAGCACCGTGCTGTTCGTCAGGAACTTACGCAGCTGCCCGGCAGCCTCACCGACTTCATTCGGCAGCATCATGGAGCCGGGGTACAGTAACCTGCGGCCCGAGCCGGGCGAGGCCAACCTGGGCGGGCTGGAGCTGTTCTGGTACACCGATGCCCGCAACCTGCTGGGCTTCCCCGAGCGGGGCCAGCTCACGCTCGATATGCTCCCGCTCGTAGAAGGCGCCTGCTGGTACCGGCTGGTGCCCACCCGGGGCACGGCCGACTACGACCAGAAGCCCAAACCCAACGGCCGCCACGGCGACACGTTCACCCAGCTGCTCAAGGGTGTGCTGCCCCGCCACACGCCGGGCCTTTCGGAGGCCCTGGAGCGGCTGCAGGGCGGCCGGTTCGTGGTGCTCTACCGCGACCTGAACGAGCAGGTGCAGCTGGTGGGTACGCCCGCGTTTCCGCTGGAGTGGCAGGACAGCTACACCACCGGCTCGCAGAGCAGCCGCAACGGCTTCGCTTTCCAGTTCGCGGGCGAAACCCTGCGCCGGGCGCGGCCTTTCCTGGGCTCTTGGCTGGTAGCCGATGGGGAGCTGACCTACGAGGAGCCCGGCACCGGTGGCCCGCTGCCGGGCGGCGGCGGCGGCAGTGGCGGCGGGGGCGGCACCAACCGCCTGCTCACGTTCATGGCCAGCAACACGGTAGGCAATGTGCAGGCCGGCGAGCAGGTGACCGTCATGGACGATGAAACCGGCCAGACCACGCAGGAGATGCTGACCAAGGATTCCCCGGTTCAGGCCACCATGCAGGCCAGCAACCCGGTGCGCCAGTTCGGGGCCGCCGCCGGCGTCACGCTCAGCTACTCGGTGACGGAAGGCACGCACCCCATCACGTCGGTGCTCGTCAACGGCCAGGCCCAGACCTATTCCGATGGTAGCCCGCGCCTGGACGGCTCGGTGAGCACCGCCACGGCCCCGAATGCCGACGCCACCTTCGCGCTACTGGCCACCGATGCCTCGGGGGCCACCGCGCAGGCCTCGGCCTCGGTGCGCTACCAGCACCGGCGGTTCTGGGGCGGGATGGTGCAGGACCCTTTTGGGCTGGACGATGTGCAGCTGAGCGCCGTGCTGCGCACGCTGAGTCAGGAGTTCAGCGCCGGGCGGGGCCAGGATTTCAGCCTCGCGCTGTCCGACCAGTTCGTGGTGGTGGCCCGGCCGGCCGCCCAGGGCGCGGGCGCCTTCGTGGTGAACGGGCTGGCCAACAACGCCTTCCAGACCCGCACCTTCCTTTTCACGAATTCAGACGGCTTTACCGAGTCGTTCGTGGTGGAGCGCAGCGCTTCGCCCGACACCGGCAGCTTCAACATCAGCATCCGCTAATCATGCATCCACTCGGTACCACAGTACTGGACGCGGTAACCACCGCCTCCGACAACGGCAAAAACTCCACCTGGGCCCAGCAAAGCACCTGGGACAAACCGGTGCGCGACCTCTCGGAGCGCGACGCGCTGAAAGTGGCCCCCGACCGCGCCCTGAACGCCTACGGCAACGGCTCGGGCCTGCGCACGGTGAACATGACCGTCACGCTGCTCAGCGGCGTGCGCTACCAGCTGCGCATTCCAAACTTCGGCCTGCTGGTAACGGCCGCCGACAAAGTCAACGCCCTGGCCGACAACGCCAACTGGGTATTGGTGCAGGACGGCGACCCGGCCGCCGCCGTGGCCATCCTGCGCGACGGCGTGCCGGCCATCGGTGATACGCTCAAGAAGCTGCACCTGCGCCTAGCCACGGCCGAGGCCCTCATCGGCAACGAGGCCGGCGACGGCAATACGCTGGTCGATACCATCCGAGAGCTGCTGGCCGTGTTCGAGCAGTACCCCGAGGGCGTGAACATGCAGATGCTGCTCAACGACATCGAGGACCGGCTGGCGGCCCTGGAAGCTCAGCCGGCCGGCGACGGCGGGCCTTTCACGGTGGCCGGCATTACCGAGCAGATTGCCGGTTTTGCGGGCGTGAGCGACTTTACGGGCAACAATGAGCAGTTCTGGAATAAGCTGCTGGTCAAATCCTACGCGCCCACCACGAGCCTCTCGGCCGACAACCCGCTCCGCCAGAAAGGGGCCAGCACGGCCGTGACGCTCAACTACTCGGTGGGCCGGCGCACCAATACCGTGGCCTCGGTGGTGGTGGCCGGCCAGGCGCAGCTTAACCCCGACGGCTCGGCCAAGTTGGCCGGCACGGTAGGAGCCAACACGGCCCCCAACACCAACACCGACTTCTCCGTGACAGCCACCGACGCAGGCAACCTCAGCAGCAGCTCCACCACCTCTGTGCGCTACACCAGCAAGCGGTTCTGGGGTGGATTCGGCACTGACCCGGCCACCATGTCGAACATCGAGCTGTCGGCCGCGCTGCGGGCGCTGGCCGGCCAGGAGCTGGAGGCCTCGCGCCAGCAGACCCGGAGCACCACGCTGGGCAACCAGTACCCGGTATTTGCCTGGGTGGCCACCGCCGGCAACGGCAGCTACACCGTCAACGGCCTGCCCAACAATGCGTTTCAGGGCCGCACATTCCCGTTTACGAACTCCGATGGCTTCACCGAGGACTACCGGATTGAGTGGGGCAGCAAGGACACGGGCACCTTCACCATTGGCGTCAACTAGATGAACCAGCACGCCCACCCGGCCGGCACCCAGGTGCTCGACGCGCTGACCACCGGGGCGGCGAACGGCAGGAATACGCACTACGCGCAGCTGGGCAACTGGGGCCGGGGGGTGGATACGCTCTCTGAACTCTACGCCATCCTGGTGGCCCCGGACGCGCAGCTGAATGCCTACGGCGACGGCTCCGGCCAGCGCACCAACGGCATGACGGTGCTCGTGCGCGAGGGTGCGCCGGAGCAGTGGTACGAGATGCGCCTGCAGGTGGCCGGCTTCGAGCAGCTCAGCCCGGCCGCCCGGGTGGCCGCCCTGGCCGATAACAGCAACTGGCAGCGGCTGCCGGCCGCTGCCTCGGTGCCAGGAGGTAGCACCGGCAGTGCCGGCAAGGGCACGAAAATCACCTTTCCCGGCCGTTACTCGGTCCAGAACCGCGTGCATGAGCTGCCCGCCGGTACCCGTTCCCTCGATGTAAAGACGGCCGCCGGCCGGGAGCTGGAGCCTGAGGTAGACTTCGTCCTGGATCTGGTGGCCACGCCGCCCACCGTGACCATCACGGCTCCGCTGGCGCAACTGGAGGGCGTGCGGCTCTGGGGCTACACCTACCTCACCAGTACCCGCACCAAAGTGGTGCTGGGCCTCTACGACGCCGACCATACCACGTTCACGCTGGCCGTGGGCGTGCGCGACGTGGCGGTGTTTTTCGGCAGCGGCCTGGCCCTGGAGCCGGATGAGGATTACACCTACGATGCCGGCACCTGCCTGCTTACTATCACCGCCAGCCTGGCGCACTACTCTGGCCGCCGGGTGTGGCTCTGGGCTTACAATTAACCGATGGACGCACTGGAAATAAAGGAAATCAGCGGGTTACGCGCTGAACTGGATCAACGGGCCACCACGCAGTACGTGGACGGCTCCGACCGGGCGCTGCAGCTGCAACTCGACCAGGTGGAGAGTGACCTGGTGGATCTGGAAAATGAAGTCGTCGTACACGAAACCCGCCTGGATGTGCTGGAGGCCCGGCCGGTCGAGGACTCGGCCGCCGACCGAGCCCGCGCCAACCACACCGGCACCCAGCTGGTCGCTACTCTTTCTGACTTCACCCCGGCGACCACGGCCCTGATTGATACCGCCCTGGCCCCCATCCGCGCCCTCATCGGTGCGGAAGCAGGGGATGCCGATGCGTTTATCAATACCATCCGGGAGGTGCTGAGCGTGTTTGCCTCCTCTCCGGAGGGCTTCGATATCCTAACCGCGCTGGCCGGCAAGCAGGCGGTGCTGCCGGCCCATGTAGCGGCTGCGCTGGCCGCTTCCAATGCCCCCTCGGCGGCCAACCCGTTTGCCACCATTGCCGACACGAGCGAGGGGCGCTTTCGCGGCGTGTTCGATCCGGACCGCGTGTACCTCGTGAACGATTTGGTGCTGCACCGCAACGCGCTATGCTCGGCCTCATTCCGGCACGAGGCCGACCCGACGCCTGGCCACTACCCGGGCGAAGAAACTGACCTGAACAATCCGTATTGGTTTGTTCTCCTTGAAGGCTACGACCCGCAAGCAGGGCAGGCGGCTGACTGGCAGTTCGCGGTATCGCTGGACGGTACGTTCAACGGCCTCTACGACAGCCTCTACAGCACCGACAACCGTTACTTCGACCTGCGTTACGCGGCCGGCAGCGGGCTGATTGAAAACACCTCCCACAACCGCCAGCTGCCTGGCGCGCCGGAAGAACCCGTGCCGGCTGGCTACACCATCTACGTGCGGGTACCGGCCGGCTTTCGGCCCGTGTCGCTGGTGGCGCAGGACTACAGCGACACGGATTTCAGCAGCGGCATCGGCACCGAGGACGGAGAACTTCTGCTGGTGGCCGGCGATGTGGTGCAACTCATTCACCGGCAGGCCGGGTTCTGGGAAGTAGGCCTGTGTAGTGGGCCGTCGTTCAGCGGCTCGGGTGGGCCGGAATTCCCACCCCTCACGGCCGCTGAACTCGACGCCGACAAGCAGGACTGGGCCGGCCTGGGCCTGCGGGCTGCGGTGCTGCGGCTCATCAACGAAGGGGCCGGTGGGGGCGGTGGCACCGTGGACCCGCCAGCTGATCCGCCGGCCGCCGCACCGACCAACCTGGCCGTGGACCCGGGCCGCAATGCGTCCTTCACACCGGCCGCCGGGACCACGGCCACCGATTACGAATACCAATTCTCCTAAGCATGGCCTACCAGAATCTCCCGAGTCCGTCCGTCGTGAACGGCAAGATCAGTTTCGTGGTGCCCGGCACGACCGGCGGCGTGCTCTCCGTGCGCCGCCGGGCCGTGGGCACCGGTGTACCAGGCGAAGCGGCCGTGGTGGCCGTGGCCGCCGCCGCGCCGCAGCTGCTCATCGACCCGACTTTCCAGGTACCGTTCACGGGCAATGAAACCACCGGCTGGGTGTCTGATGCGGAAGTGCAGCGTCTCGGCGCGGGGCAGGTCCGCTTCAATGGCCCGGAAACGCGGTTTCTGTTCCAGCGCATTTCCATGCTGGCCGGCCGGCGCTACTACGTGCGGGTGGACATCAGCAGCTACACCAGTGGCGGTTTGGACGTGGGCATCGTGGGCTTCAACAACGACATGGATGGTCTGAACCCGGTGCGGCAGATGCAGAGCACCGGCACCTTCACCTCCATCATTACCACCAGCATCAACCGCGAAAACCGCTTTTACCTGGTCACGAATGCCAACACCAACCTGGTGGTTTCGCGCTTCAGCCTCCAACTCCTCGACGACTAACTCATGGACCGTTACTACTGCTCCCCCGTACTCAACGCCCGCAACCTGTGGGATGTGCCGGTCCGTGAAAACGACCAAAACGGCGCGCTGCTGGACACTGAGCCGGACTTTCCCACCAAAGACGCGGCCGTGGGCTGGGTGCTGACCCAGCGGTGGCCCGACACCTCCGGCGTGAGTCTGCGCGTCAGGCCCGCCCCGGCCAGCGAAGCCGCCTAGCCAAGCCCTCGACCTACCCGGTCGGGGGCTTTTTTGTGTCCTTTTTGCGCGCCCCGGGGGCCGGCAGCTTTGCATCACTTCAACCCTGAACCTGATGCGTGTCAACTCCCTTTTAATGGCCGTGCTGAATGGCTTCTTCCTGATGGAAGCCAGTGCCATTCAGAACTATCTGCCCCTGGCCGAGCAGATGCGCGAGGGCAAGTTTCGGGCCGCTGACTGGGTAGACGCCGGCATGGATAGTACGCTGCCGGCCAAATCCCACTTCGTGTTTACGCCCCACGCGGCCGAGCTGGGCATTATGGGCTACGACGCGCTAGCTGATGTGCCGGCCGGTTCGGTGGCCGTGCACACCATTGAGGGCGTGATGATGGAGGCCGATACGTGCTGGAGCCTGGGCACCGCTTCCATCGGCCAGCTGATCCAGCAGGCCGACGCGCACGAGAGCATCGTGGCCCACGTGGGCCGCTTCAACACGCCCGGCGGCTCCACCATGGGGCTGGAGAGTTTCGCCGGCATCATTGCCGGCACCCAGAAACCTTTCGTGAGCTGGGCCCAGCAGATGTGCTCGGCCGGCTACTGGAGCGGCTGCAGCGGCGACGCCATCGTGGTGGCCGGCCGCACGGCCATGGTCGGCAGCATCGGTACCATGGTGAGCTTTCGCGACTACTCCAAGGCCATGGCCAAGGCCGGCGTGGAAGACCACGTGATTAACGCCACCGAGTCCACGAACAAGAATGCGGCCTTCGCCGAGGCCGTGAAGGGTAATTATAAGCCCATCCGCCAGCAGCTGCTGGACCCGCTCAACAACGTGTTTCTGAGCACCGTGCGCGAAAACCGCGCCGGCAAGCTCGATGCCAAGCAGGAAAAGGAGCTGCTCTCGGGCATGGTCTACATCGGCGAGGCCAGCGTGAGCAACGGCCTGGCCGACCAGATGGGCTCCTTCGCGGATGCCGTGCGCCTGGCCCTGGAAATGGCCGGCAGCGCCGCCAAAAATGGGAGTAGTACCCCAAAACAAGCCACCAATTCAACTCAACATACCATGTTCGGAAAGAACAAATTCACGGCCCTGACCGCACTGGCGGGCCTGACCGGCGCGGCCGTGACCACGCCGCTCGTGGAAGCCGCCAACGACCAGCTGGAGGAAGCCGGCATTACCGGCGTGGCCCTCGTGAGCGAGGCGGCCTTCACGGAGTTGACGGCCAAGGCCGGCCGCACCGACACCGCTGAGGCCGCCGTAGCCGCCGCGCAGAAAGCTGCCACCGACGCCCAGGCCGCCGAGAAGCTGGCCACCGATGCCGTTACTGCCGCCGAGAAGCGCGCTGACGAGGCGGAGGCGGAGATGGAGCGCCTGGCCAAGCAGCCCGGTGCTCAGGTGACCCAGCCCCGCAAACCGGCCGGCACCAGCGAAGTGGAGGAGCCCACCTCGGAGTCGGACGCGCAGAAGCTGGTCGAGAAGCTCCACGCCGAAATGCTCGGCTAGACCCGGCCCCAAACCTGATTTTTCATCCTTTTAAGCCCGTATCATGGCTTTAGCAATTACCGCCGTAGTCGCGCAGTTTGGCGCTTACTACCTCAACCAGGGCCAGAACTTGCAGCGTCTGTACTCGCTGCTGCGCTCCCCCACCATCACGGAGAGCATGTTCACGCCCATCAACACCGACGACACGATGTGGCGTGCGGCCAAGACCATCTTCAGCCGTGTGGTGCAGCCCTTCCAGAAGACCTTCACGCCGCTGGCCGGCGTGGAATTCCAGCCTGTGGAAATCCGCCAGTTCCGCCTGAAAGTGGACGCCCAGGAGTACCCCGACGAGCTGGAAGATACCTGGCTGGCGTTCATGGACGGCCAGGAAATTGACCGCAAGGCCTGGCCCTTCGTGCGCTGGTACGTGGAAGTGTACCTGATTCCGCAGATCAAGCAGGACATCGAGTTCAACGAGATTTTCCAGGGTGTGTACCAGGCCCCGGTGGCCGGTACACCAGGTGCCGCCGGCACCTCCATCAACGGCCTGAAAATGATCATCAACGGCCACGTACAGGCCGGCCGCACCACGCCCATCGCAACGGGTGCGCTGGAACTGACCGACCCGCTGGCGCTGGTGGAGCAGTTCGAGGCCTTCGCCGATGGCATCCACAAGGATTACTGGAACATTCCCATGATGCTGGGCTGCTCGCCCACGGTGGCCCGCCAGTTCCTGCGCGGCCAGGAGCGCAAATACGGCAAGAACACCGGGGGCGGGGCGCTGGATCTGACCATCAACAAGACCAATATCAAGCTGCAGGAGCTGCCCTCGCACCGCAACACGGAGAAAATCTGGTGTACGCCGGTGGGCAACGCCATCATGCTGCGCCGCAAGGTCAAGAACCAGTCGGCCGTGCAGGTGGAGAACGTGGACCGTCTGCTCAAGTTCTTCACCGACTTCAGCATGGGTGTGGGCTTCATCCTGCCCGAAATCGTCTTCACCAACGACCAGGAGCTGGTGTAGCGGGCCGCGACAAGCGCCGGCTCCCGGATGGGGGCCGGCGCTTGTCGAAGGCATTTTTTCAATCAACTGATTTCAAGATTTCCAGATCATGGCAGAGGCCAACAAAGAAGAAACCCGTCAGCCCACCGTGGAGTCGCTGACGGCCGAGAACGTTCGCCTGCAGGGCGAGCTGGACGTGGCCCAGGCCGTCATTGCCGGCCAGGCCGAGCAGCTGGCCAACGTGGAAACCGCGCAGAAGCAGGGCGACGTGGTGGTGGTGAGCTACGAGAAGCAGCAGTATCGGGTGCTGGCCAAGAAATTCTCCATTAAAGGCGAGGAAATCAAGGCTGAGGAGCTGGGCAAGAACAAGGCGGCCCTCAAGTTCCTGGTGGAGTCGAAAAGCGGCCTGCTGGTGCCCATCGTGAAGGCTTGAGGCCGGCACGCTTCACCTATTTCATCACGACTAACGACTCAACCAATGGATCTGTCGAAATTACAAAGCCTGGGCGGCCTCAATGGCGAGGATAATACGCCCGGCCTGCTCAACTACGTGCTCTGGGCAGCTACGGACTGGTTTGCTACCATCGCCAAGGCCCCGAAGTACTCGGCCACTGCCGCTCCAGGCACCTCGGCTATTATCGCGGCCGACCATGCCTTTAAGGAAGGTTTCGGCTTCATTCGCATCTACCTGACCCTGGACAGCAGCGAACTGAAGGGTTCCGTGGTGGGGGAGCGGGACGGCCGGGGCCAGAAGATTGAACTGGACGGTTTCCACCCCGGTAACCGCGCCGCCGCCCTGGAATTCTTCAACATCGTGAAGAACATCGACGGTATCATGCTGGTGCCCGACGCCGATGGTACCTACATCCAAGTGGGCGCAGACGGCCTGCCGGTAGAGCTGGCCCCCGCCTACGGCTCGGGTAAAATCTCCGGTGGTCGTCGGGGCATTACGGTGAAAGCCGAGTGCTACGCGGCCGGTATCAAGATTTACGCCGGCGACGTGCTGATGAAGCCTGAAAATACGGTCAACGGTGCGCCCGCACCTGGAGGCGAATAAGTATGGCCCAGACATCCCTGAACCAGCGGCTGTTGCGGCCGGAAGTAGCCGATAAGTTCACAGCCACCATAACGCCCTGTGTTATCCATATCCAGCGACTTGACCGCACGATTGACTTGCGCCAGCTCACGCTGGAGCAGGCCGAGCAGCTGGTTCAGGACCCCAAGTTCACCTACCTGGTGCGCCGGAAGCTCAGGCGCGGGAAGGCCGCACCAGCGGTGAACAAGTAACCCCGAAGGTGAGAGAACGGGCAAGTGAGGGGAAAGGCCCCAGCCGCATGGCTGGGGCCTTTTTTTGCGTCCTTTTTCGCCGTGGTGCAGACCGGCAGTTTTGGGCTATGAAACATGCCGAACTCCTCGCGTGGCTGGCTGAGCCGGCCGACTTTGCCCAGGGCGCGGGCCTGTACGCGCAGCTGGGCGGCAGCGGGGTGTACCAGCAGCTCTTCGCCCTGGGCGAGACGGGGTACAGCCGCCAGGTGCTGGTAGCGCAGCTGCAGCTGCTGGCCGGCCCGGTGGAGGAGCCGGCGGAGGTGGTTCGTCCGCTAGTGGTACCAACCCCCGACGCCGGCGTGCTGGCCGGCCTCCGGACGCAGCTTAAGGCATGCCGCGACGAGCGGAGCCACCTGCACGCGCAGCTCACGGCCTCGGGAATTCGCGCCACGGTGCGCTGCAAGCTGGCCCACCGCATCTGTGCCCTCACCGACCAGGTGCAGCTGCTGCTGGCCCATGAGGCACACCTGGTGGCCCACGGCCGCCTGCCCGGCCCAGTGGCCACGCAGGACGTGACCGATGCCGGTGAGCTGCGCCGCCGCCTCGATAACCTCATCAGCCTGCGGGCCAAGGTGCGCAAGCGGCCCGAGCGGGCGGCCGAGCTACCGGGCCTGGAGGCCGACATCCAATTGATTCGTGAAAAACTTCCCCTTCGCTAACCTGCTATTTCATGTCGACGCAACTACAGCCTAAGGACCTGCCGGGAGCTACGGACGTCATTCTGCACAAGAGCACGGCCGTGGAGCGCATTTATGCCGCCAGCATTGCCGAGGCCAACGGCGAGGGCCCGGGGCTGGCGGCCCTCTCGCCGGCCGACCGGCTGGTGAACCAGCAAATTGAGTCGGCCTACGCGCTGCTGAGCAACTACCACACCTTCGACCAGGCTTGGCCGCTACTGGCCAAGCAGTTCGGTATCAGCCGGGCCACGTGCTACCGGCGCCTGGCCGACGCGCAGAACCTAATGGGGGACCTGAAGAAAGTGCGCAAGGAAGGTCGCAAGGCCATTCTGCTGGAGTTTGCGCGCAAAATTCTGCAGCTGGCCCTCACCCAGCGCCCCCCCGATATGCGGGCGGCCCTGGCGGCCATGAAGTTCGAGGCCACCGTGGCCGGCCTGCTGCGCGCCGACTCGGGCGCGGAGGAGGCTGCCGGGGCCGGGGGCGGCAATACCAGCTACGTGATTAACCTCACGGTGGAGGGCCGCAAGCCGCGCACCATTAACCTGATGGACCCGGAAAGCATCCAGGACGCCGATTACGAACTAATTCAGGACGCGGTGCAGCAGCAAGTATTTGGGGCGCAGCAGATGGAGCAACTGCTGCTGGAGCGGCGCGAGGAGGGCGGCTTGGATGGTCATCGTTGATCAGATAAAGCTCAGCTTCAATCAACCGCAGCTGCGCTACGTCACGGCCAAGGGCAAAAAGGAGGGCGTCAGCATCTGGGGGCGGGGGACGGGTAAGTCGACCATCATTGCCTGGGATATTCACGAAATCGTGCAGACGATGCCCCGCAGCTGTTGGGTTATCGTGGGCTCGACCTACAAGCAGGTGCTCACCCGCACCTTGCCCTCGACGATTGCCGGTCTGGAGGCCCTGGGCTACAAGCTGGACCGCGACTTCTACGTGGGCCGCCGGCCGGCGCCTTCGAAGCTATTCGACCGGCCCATCCAGGGCCCGCTGAGCTACGACCACTTCATTATTTTCCGCAACGGCACCGGGTTTCACCTGGTGTCGCTCGATGCGGGTGGTTCGGCCTCCCGGGGCCTGAACGTGGACGGCTTTATTGGCGACGAGGCTCTGCTCTTCAACAAGGAGAAGCTCGATGCCGACTTGTCGGCTACCAACCGGGGAAATGGCCAGTATTTCGGCAAAAATCCGAAGCACCACGGCGTTTTCCTCTTCAGCTCGATGCCCTGGGGCGACCAGGGCCGCTGGCTGCTGGACAAGGCCAAGTACTACGAAAACGACGGCATTGACCTCACGCAGCGGCAAAACGAGCTGATTGCGGCCCAGGTGCGCTTTATCGATGCCACGACCGACGAGGAGCGGCTGCACTTCTGGCGCGAGGAGGTAGTGAAGCTCATGATGGAGGTGCGCTACTTCCCGAATGCGGCCACCAAGGGCACATTCTATTCGGAGGCTAACGCCTTCGATAACATCCAGAACCTGGGCCTGCAGTACCTGCTGGATCAGCGCCGGTTTATGACCGACTTCACGTTCATGATTGAAATCATGAATCGGCGGCCGACGACGGTGGAGGGTGGTTTCTACCCCAAACTCAACCAGGCCCGCCACGTGGTGGATGCGGATAATGACGATTTCGTGCTGGGGCTGGAGTACAACCTCAAAAAGCTCAGCAGCCCGGATTCGCGCATGGATTCGGACTGCCGGAGCCATTTGCCGATTGTGGGGGCGGCCGACTGGGGCGGGAAGATCTCGGTGCTCACCCTGGGCCAGAAGCATGAGGATGTGCGCGAGTACCGCATCCTGAAGGGTATGTACGTGAAGCACCCGCTGCTGGTAAGTGACCTGGCAGGCACCTTCTGTGACTACTATCAGCACCACCTGCGCAAGGAGTTCATCTTCCTGGAGGATGCTGAATGGGGTAACAACCGCAACCCCAACAGCCCCTGGACCCTGAACGAGACGTTCATCAAGGTACTACAGTCGCGCGGGTGGCGCATCACCCGGGCCAACCTGGGGCGCGTTCCGGGGCACCCCACGCGCTACCTGGTAGGGCAGGAGGTGCTGGCGGAGCAGGACCCGCGCCGGTACCGCTTGCGCTTCAACAAGGTCAATACCCGCGACGTGGTGCAGGCCATGCTGCTGGCCCCGGTGGGTCAGGATACCAAGGGCAACATCAGCAAGATCAAGTCCAGTGAGCGGAAGGAGAGCTTCCCGCAGGAGCACGCCACCCACTTTACCGATACCGTGGATCTGCACATGCTTTACGTTGGCACCGACGTGGTCATGACCACGCCGGACTTCAGCGGCCTGATTATCGTCTGAGTTACCTAACCATCACATAAGGAAAGCCCCAAAACGCACTGTTTTGGTTTTTTTTTGTGTCCCGAGTTACATGACCATCACATAAGAATGCCCCACAGATATCACCGAGGCGGCCTCCGGCAGCTGCCGGGAGCCGACAGTGCAAGCCGGGGCATCGCGCTAGACTGGTGAGACTGTAAAACGTCTGAGTAGCCCGAAAACGCGGTTTACAGCGCGTGAGGGTAAAACCCTGTGAGATTGGCTTTTTGTGCGTTTTCGGGTTAGTGAGGGCGGTTTTGTGTCCTTTTTATGGGCTGGCCGGCGCGGCAGTTTTGCCCCATGGAAACACCCGCACCCATTCGGCTGAAGGACGCGCTGGCTTTGCTGGAAAGCGGCACGCCGGTAGCGGTGCGCTGGGTCACATGCGACCGGCGACGCAAGACCGGCGGCGAGTTCCGCGAGCTGGCCGCCGCCCGCATCGGCTCGGGTGAGCCGAAGGCGCCGCCGGCCCCGGCGGTGCTCACCGGCGAGCCGGCCACCGTGGCCCGCCTGACCCGCGACCCGGACCACACCGCCAACGCGACGCGCAACCTACTGGATACCGCCACCGGCAACCTGGTCAAAATCCACATCTACTTACTCGTGGCCGTGGCCGGCCGCAAAGTCATTCTGTAAATGAAACAGCTTCTATTCAGCGCCGCCGGCAACGTGGCGTACGCGCCCGGCAGCGGGTCCATGATCCGCCTGGGTGGGGCCCTGGCCGCTGCCGGCAGGGCCGGTGGCAGTGCCGTGGGCGAGGACGGGGATGCGCCCAGCTCGCCGGTTGAACAGGGCCAGTCCGGCGATGTGGCGCTCTGGGGGGAGGCCAACGACTTCCCGCAGCAGGTGCTCAAGTCGCTGGAATCGAACACGATCCTACCCAGCGTGCTGGAGTGGAAAACCCGGGCCGTGTACGGCGGGGGCGTGGTGTACGGCCGCGTGACGGACTACGATGCGGGCGGTAACGAGGTGTTCAAGCGGGAGCGGCTGCCGGACGTGGAGGCGTTTTTCCGGCGCAGCAACATTGCCCGTTACGCCTACGAAGGGTTGCAGAACCTGTTCACCTACGCCCAGAGCTATCCGGAGCTGATCCAGTCCCTGAATAAGCAGAAAATCACCACGCTCACCACCCAGGACACGGCCTTCTGCCGCTACTCGGTGCCGAAGGCCGGCCAGGCAGTGCCGGACCTGGTACACATTTCCGCCAACTGGCCCGACGCCAAACTTGGCGACGAGTTCACGACCAGCGTGCCGGTGCTCGACCCCTACTATGACCCCGTGGAGGCCCTGAAAGCCGATACCCGGGGCTTCAAGTACGTGTATCCGCTGGCGCTGCCCTCGCCCGGCAAGGCCCTCTACCAGCTGGCCTCGTGGAACAGCATCCGCCGCTCCGGGTGGCTCGACGTGGCGCAGTCGATTCCCGAGTTCAAGGCCGCCATGTTCAAGAACCAGCTGAGCATCAAATACCTCATTGAGGCGCACGAAGGCTATTGGAAGTGGAAATATCCGGATTGGGACACCAAGGTCACGGAGGAGCGCCGGCGCATTATCAGCGACGAGCTCAGCGAGTTCGAGAAGACCATGACCGGCGTGGCGGGCGCGGGCAAATCCATCCTGAGCCTGACCATCACCGACCCGCGCACCGGCGAGCCGATTTCGGCTTTCAAGGTGACGGCCATCGATGACAAGATCAAAAGCGGCCTGCACATCGAGGACTCGCAGGAGGCCAGCAGCCACATCTATACCGCCCTGAGCGTGGACCCGACGCTGGTCGGTATTTCGCCTGGGAAGGGAATGGGAGCCGGCAGCGGCTCTGATAAGCGCATCGCCTTCAACAACTTCATCAGCACCCACCGCTTCCACCAGGATTTGATTCTGGAGCCGCTCTACCTGATCCGCGACTATAACGGCTGGCCCGCCGACCTCGAATTCCGCTTCCTCAACCCACTGGCCCAGACCGCCGACGTGTCCACCTCCAACACTTCCACTGCTACCGGCGGCCAACCCGATGCTTATCCTACTGACAACTAGCACGGAGCTGAGCCGCTACGTGACCCTGGACACCCCCATCGTGCCCGAGCCGGTGCAGCGCGAAGCAGAGCGCCTGCGCACCCAGCTGCTGCTGCCCCTTCTCGGGGCCGCGCTGCTGCACTGGCTGGACGACGCGTACGCCGCCGGCACCACGGCCGACGACGATACGCTGGCCGGCCGGCTGCTGGCCCGGGTGCAGGCCCCGCTGGCGCGCCTGGCCGTGGCCGGCGCGCTCGATGAGCTGCAAGTGAGCCTGGACAGCACCGGTATCCACATCGTGACCACGGAAACGCACAAAACGGCTTTCCAGTGGCAGATTACGGCCCTGCGCCGCACGCTCAGCCGCAAGGGCTACCAGGATCTGAACGCGCTGCTGGCCTGGCTGGAGGAAAGCCGCGCCACCGATCCGATGCTGACGGCCTGGGCCGCCGGCCCCGGGCAGCTGCACCGCCGGCAGCTGCTGGTATCGGCCACGGAGTTTTCGCGGTTCGAGAATATCCAGGAGTCGTGGCCGGTGTTCCAGGCCCTGCGGCCCCTGATCAGCACCCAGGAGCTGTTCATTCTGGAGCCGCAGCTCGGCTACGATTTCCTGAGTGAACTGCGTGAGCAGGTGCGCACCCGCACCGTGTCGGCCGAGAACGAGGAGCTGCTGGAGCAGTTCGTGCGGCCCGGCCTGGCCAGCCTCACGCTGGCGCGGGCCATCCCGGAGCTGGGCCTGCGCCTGACCGGTGACGGCATTGAGCTGGCCGTGGCCCGCCTCGATACCGACAACTCCAAGGAAGCCGACGCCGGCCTCGACCAGCTGCTGGCCGCCCGGGCCTTCGAGGCCCAGCACTCGGCCGACATCCGCCTGGAGCGGATGCGCCAGTTTCTCAACCAGCGAGCCTCCGCCACTCGGTACGCTACCTACTTCACGCTCGGCCCGTACCGCGCCCCCAGCACGCCGGTCGTGGCGCTCAATACGGCTGAATCCAAGGTTATCCGCTTCTGCTAATGCTGACGCTACTACTGCCGCCCGCGCTGTCAACAGCGTGGACCCTGTTTGAAAAATACATTTTCAACGACTGGAGTGCCCTGGGCTTTTTGATGGTGCTCTTCCTGATCGACACGCTGCTGGGCATGGCCCGCAGCTTCCGGCAGGGCCGTTTCCACTCCCGGGGCATGCGCCAGATGTTCACCAAGCTGCGCGACTACGGGGTGGGCATCGTGGTGGCCCACGTGTTCAGCGCCATCGAAATCGACGGCAGCCGCGTGCCCTGGGCCGACTACATGAGCCTGGGCGTCAAGTTCACCATCTACCTCTTCATCCTGATCATCGAGGCCAAGAGCATCGATGAGAACCTGCGCAACCTGGGTGGCATGGGCCTGCCGCTGCCCAGGTTCCTGCGCAAGGGCATGCAGGACTGGGAAGAAACCGGCCAGTTCCGCAGCAAGATTCCGCCCGAGGAGCTGCCGCTGGCGGAGCCCGAACCCGCTTTATCAACGGTGCCTGAAGCAGGTGCCATACCCCCCGCCATATGAGCGAAAACCTGAAAACCGACGCCGCCGGGCGGGCCTTCCTGACCAAAGAGGAAGGCGAAGTACTCAAAACCTATCTGTGCGCGGCCGGTGTGCTGACCATCGGCGTGGGCCATACAGGCCCCGACGTGGTGGCGCCCATGACCATCACGCGGGAGCAGAGCCAGGCCCTGCTCACCAAGGACCTCTTGCGCTTCGAAGCGGCCGTGAACCGGCTCGTAACCGTGCCGCTCACCCAGAACCAGTTCAACGCCTTGGTCTCGTTTACCTTCAATCTGGGCGAGGGGGCCCTGGCCAAGTCCAGCCTACTGCGCTACATCAACGCCTCCGCCAACGGTACCCGCGACCAGGCCGCGCTGAAGAATTACTTCCGGATCTGGCGCAACGTGAATGGCAAGCCCAGCGCCGCCATCGAAAACCGCCGGCTGCGCGAGTGTGCCTTGTTCGTGAAGCCATGAGGGGCCTGCGTTTCAAGGACTGGGCGCTGATTGCCCTGGTGCTGCTGATCTTCTACCTGGCCGCCGGCTGCTCCGCTACTCGGGAGTTGCCGCCGCTGGTGGCGGCCCCGACTCCCGAGCAGCTGCAGGCGCAGGCGCAGCTGCCGCCGTACCTGGTGCCGCCGCCGGCCACGGCCACTCCCAAGCAGCGCGACAAGTGGGTGGAAGCCCAAACGCAGGCCTTGGCCAACGTTGGCGCGCCGGCCGGTAAAGTCAAGCTCAAAAACGTCGGCAATACCGACTCCCACGTGTCGGTGCAGCAGGGTATCACCGGTCGGCAGCTGGCCACCGTCGCGGTGCTGCTGGGAGTCATTGGCCTGATCTGCTGGCTGAAGCCTTGGCGTTCATACTAACTGGTGTTGAGACATGGACAAGAAAACGATACGCCCTATCGGCTTCAACCGCATGGACCCCGACCCGAATGGTACCGGCGACGGCTGGCGCCTGGATGTTGAGGAGCCGAATGCCGATGAGCCGCCGCCTGGACCGCCGCCCCGCCAGCCCAAAGCCCCGCCGGTGTACGTAGGCACCAGCGTAGGCCTGGAGATTCTGGCGGCCTACGACCTGTTTGCCCTGACGCCCCTCAGCCAGCTCGAACAGCAGCTGCTCCAGGTAGTAGCCGGGCTAGAACAGGAACTGGATACACGTGCCTCTCGTCCCACCTAACGAAAACGAGCCCGCTGCAACCAGCGGGCTCGTTTTCGTTAGGTGGGACGAGAGGTGTTTAGTTGCAAGCCGTGGAGGTTACCTGCCCGTTTGAATAGCCAAGTTTGGTCCAGCCGTTACTGGCCGTCTTCTTGGAAAGGGTTAGCCCGCTATTCATTTGACTCAGCAAGCGCAATAAACCCTGCTCATTTTGCTCCGTGGTGTAGTTCTCTGCCATCCACGTCGTGCCATTGAGAGCACCCAGTACCACGCTCAAGTCCTTTCCGCAGAAACTATCGAAGTTGGTCGTATTCGAAACGGTCAACGTGTACACGTTGCCCTGGTGCGTGGTCACCGTGTAGGCAAACGTGCCGGTGTTGGTAATGTTACCGTTGTTATACATCGACTGCAGGAAGGCAAGGTCATCGTAGCTGAAGCCCGAGAATCCGCCAGATGTGTGGTTGTGTACCAACCCATCTAGGGTGGGAGTTGACCAGGTAAACCCATACGGATCCACGGCTACACCGCTGTTGCTTTGTCCGATGAACGACTGGGTCACCGTGCTGCCCGAGCGAACGTAGCCATAGGCGGCTTCTACATTGCCATTTGTGGCAAGACCGGAGAGCAGGTCCAGTTTCGTATTAAACTCAGACGAATTGTTGAGGGCCGCAGTGGTTTGACAGGGCTTGGGAGCTGGGGGCGTTGGCTCACTGCCACACAGGCGGCACTGGGGAGTGCTGGGCGAGTCGCCACCCGGGCCGGTATCGCCACCGCCGCCACCGCCACCACCGCCGCCGCCGCCGGGCGTGCTGCCGCCATCGCAGTAGGTGCCAATGTAAACCTCGTCCACAATCTCGCCAGTGTACGTGTTGTAATACACGTCCCATATCTCATAGCAGCTGCCGTCCAGCAAGCCCGAAACAGGAACCTTGTTTTGCCGTTTGCTCATCTGCGGCTCCGGAGCATCGTTAGTACAGGCGCTGAGGGCAAAAAAGAAGAAGGTGATCAACAGCCATGCTGATCGTCGGAGTAAAGCAGTAACCTGCATAAATGGGTGGAAAAATGGTGGGAAATGGATGGGATTTGCTGGAAAGATAGAAGGTTGTTTTCACTGAATTGGAGGATTATAACGTATTTTTCTGTTGCGTCCCTGCTGAGTACAATTTGGAGCAGCGCAAACCACCTGACGTTCAACCGGTTTTTGTGTCCTTTTTCACCGTGGCAGCCGGCGGCAGTTTTGCCCCATGGAACGACTCACCATCTGGGGAAAAGACTATTCGCCGGCCAGCACCTGGGACGAACTCACCCGTGCCCAGCTCGCCAGCGTCCTTGAGGTGCTTTACGGCCCGGAGCAGTTCTGGCCGGCCAAGCTGCGGCTGCTGCACATCGTCAGCGGCGTGCCCATGGCGCAGCTGCTGGAGCTGCCGATACTACAAGTAAAGCAGCTCTACGGCCTCACCGACTTTCTTTTCTCGGAAGAGCACCACCTTACCCGCCAGCTGGTCCCCGAGCTGCGGGTGGCCGCGCCCAAGCCGCGCACCCTGGCCGGCCCAGGCGACGCGCTCAGCGGGGTGCAGTTCGGCGAGTTCATCTTCGCCGATACGTACTTCTGCCTCTACGCCAAGCGCCAGTCGGCTGAGGCCTTCGACCACTTCCTGGCCGCCCTGTACCGGCCGGTGCGCGCCGGCAAGGGTTTGCGCCCGGGCCATCCGGACTGGAATGGCGACGCGCGGGAGCGGTTCAACGAACACAACGTGGGCTATTTCGCCCGCTACTTCAGCCAGGTCCCGGACGTGGACCGGCTCAGCATCCTGCTCTGGTACCGGGGCTGCCGGCAGCAACTGGTGAACGAGTACCCCGACGTGTTTGACGTGGCCACCGAGACCGGCCCCGGCAGGCGGGCCGAGTCGGCCGACTGGGGCCGGGTGCTGCGGCAGCTTTCCGGCGGCGCCTTCGGGCCGCTGGAGCAGACCGCCGGCCAGCACCTGCGCACCATCCTGGCCGAAATGAACGACCGGGCTAAGGAAGCCCGCAACCACCAACCAACCCGCTAATGCCCCTGCTCATGCTTCGTCACTCCGAGTACGTCGCGGTATTCCGCGAACTGGCCACGCGCCATCAGAAAATTCAGCACACGCCCCAAGTGGCCCGCTTCGCCCGGGTGGTGGTCAGCATCGACCCCTTCCAGAAAATGGTGGACCTGGCCGAAATGACCAGCACGCAGCTCGGGCGCAACTACCAGGAGGGCGCCACCTCGCAGATGCTGGTGGTGGAAAGCTGCCATACGCAGTACCTCGATAACGGCGGCGACCATAAGCAACGCCGCCGGAGTGGGGCCTTCTACGTGTTCGAAAAGCTGCCCAAGGGCTTTACCCAGGACCACATCGAGACGGCCATCGACGCCACCGAGCAAACCGGGGAGCAGATCCTGGCGGCCGTGCTCCACCAGCTCAGCGGCCAGGTGAAAGTGCGCATCGACGAGAAGTCGATTTCCAGCGACACCATCGGCCCGGTGGGCGATGGCACCTGGTACGGCACCCGCTTCGATTTCGACTTTACCAACCCGGCAGGCGCCGCGCTGGTCTACAATTCAGCCGTTTTCAGCTAACCCATGCGTGTACTTTTAAAGCAACTCTGGTCGCAGAACGGCACCTGGGGCGACCGGGAGAATGATCAGGCCTACGGCTACTACCTGGGCGCGGAGGCCTGGGAGTTCGATACCGTCTCGCGCACGGTGGTCTACACCCCGTTTCCGCAGTCCGCCAGTTGGACGGTGGACCAGAGCGTGGGCGAGGCCCCGCCCGAGGATTTCAGCAAGCCGCTGGGGGAGCTGGTCTTCAGCCTGCCGAGCTTCCTCGACCCGGTGGCCACCACCGTGGGCTTTTTCCACGACGGCAACGCCGGCGTGCGCACCCTGATCCTGGACCTCACGCAGCTGCGCACCATCTGTTTCGGGGCCAGTACCGGCGAGTTGCAGTTGACCGTGGGCGGCACCGTGCCCGGGCCGTACACCTACCTCTGGGACGATGGCACCACCACGCTGGCCCGGGGCCTGGTGGCGGCCGGCACCTACCACGTGACCGTTACGGAGGAGGCCACCGGGGCCGCGTGTACCGTCACGCTGCCGGTGGGCCAGAACGCGCGCATCGACGTGCTGGTGGAGCGCCGCGACGGCCAGCTTACGCTCGTGCCCAGTGGCGGCACCGCGCCCTTTACTTTTTTGTGGGACGATGGCAGCACGCTGGCCACGCGCTCCGGCCTGGCCAGTGGCACCTACAGCTGCGTCATAACCGACGCGCTGGGCTGCACGCGGGAAGTCACCGTGGACTTCTCGCGCCTGGGCTACTATTTCTCCCGCAACCCCATCCCGCTGCGCCTCGACGCCGGCGACGACTACCGGGCCGATCCGACCACGCTGCCCAGCCTCACGTTCACCTGCCAGGTGCTGGTGGAGGAGCAGTACCTGAGCGAGGAGTTCACGGCCGTGGGTACCGCGCTGGAGCAGCCGGCCGACCAGCAGGGGCGCACCAGCTTCCAGGTGCAGGAGCTGCTGGCGCCCTACCTGACCTACCACGTGCCGGCCCCCGCTGGCCCGGTCGGGGAGCGGGCCACCAGCCTGTTCAAGCGGTTTTTCCTGCGCCACGCGCCGGTCAGCGGCAACCCGCCCACGGCCGGTACCAGCACCGGGGCCGAGCAGCATTACGTGCTGCTGGGGGGCCTGAGCTTCACCGAGGCCCAAGCCCGCACCTGGTTCGACTCCTACCAGCCGCAGGTAAAACCTTTCCTGAGCTGGGACGCCAACGACAAGTGGGTGCTGGCCGACCAGCCCGAATTCCTGTATTTCCAGGCCCTGAGCGCCACCGACGAAATCCGCTGCGCCGTGCGCGCCCGCTTCGCCGACGGCACCAGCGCCGCGTTCGTGGCCGCGCAGCTCAGCGACGTGCTGCGCTACGAGGTGTACTGCTTTGCCGTTGGCTACGCCCAGGTGCTGGCCAGCCGGCTCACTAGTGCGCAGGCGGCGCAGCTCACCGGCTGGGAGGTGCAGGTGACCGACTCGGGCGGCGACGCGCTCAGCGAGGTGCGCCGCTACTACCTGGAGCGGAAGCGACCGGCGCAGGTGCGCTACCTGCTCTACGGTAACTCACTGGGGGGCATGAATACGTTCGTGGCCACCGGCGAGGCGCAGCAGGATGCGGAAGTGAGTGGCGACCAGGTAGAGCTGAACCTGCCGCTGGACTACGACCCACTGCTGGGCGACACGGCCGTGCTGGAGCGGGAGCTGAAACCGGTGCTGAAACTGGCCTCGGGCGTGCGCCTGGGCCGGGCTGAGCACCTGGGCTTGCAAGAGTTGCTGCTCAGCCGCCGGGTGCTGCTGCTCAACCAGGGCCGCTGGCTGGCCGGCTACGTGAAGACCAAAACGTTCAGCCTGGTGGACGAGGGCAAGCGCGTGCCGACCCTGGAAGTAGACTTCGTGCTGCCCGCCGAGCGGCAGTTTACGCCCTACCTGCCGCCGGCTGCCACGGCGGCCGTGGGGCCTGACAGCGGCGCGCTATGATTGCCCTCGTCAACGGTGCCGGCGGCCTGGATCTGGCCGCCGGCACCACCATCAGCCTGGAAATTCAGAACCCGCTCTTCAAGTTCGACGCGGTACCCGGCACCACCAGTTACACGTTTGTCATCCCCTGGACGCCGAATAATCTGCGGGCCCTCAACTTTCCGCACGTGCGGGCGGCCCAGGGCGAGCGGATTGCCCCGGAGCTCTACGGCCTGGTGCTGGATGGCGTGCTCTGGCGCCAGGGCAGCCTGGTGTACAAGGACTGCGACGAGCAGAAGCGGGTCTGGAACTACACCTTCGCCGCCGGCGCCGCCGACTTGCAGGCCCGCATCGACGGCCGCACCCTGCGCCAGCTTGACCTCGGCCGCGCCGCCCTGGAGCTGCGTCCGGACGCGGAACTCTACGCGCTGCCGATGCACCATAATCCGCAGTTCTATACCAAAAACGACAGCTTTAGCACTGGCGCTGGGTTCCTTAACGACTACCGGAATGGGGCCTACCGGCTCAACGCCGGCGGCACCTGGCGGTTTCCGCTTGTGCCGTTTCTGCGGCTCGTCCCGCTGCTGGAGCGGGTGTTTGGGGCGCTTGGGTATCGGGTTTCAGGCGAGTGGCTCACCGACGCGGCCGACCTGGTGTGCTACTCCGACCGGGCCGTGGAGGTACTACCACCCGCGCCGGCGACCGTACCCATACTGCCGGCCGACTTTGCCCTGAACGCGCACGTGCCGGATCTGGGCGTAGGCGAGCTGCTGGTGGCGCTGCAGAAACTCTTCGGCCTGGGCTTCGACTTCCACCCGGTGCGGCCCGAGGTGCGCATCGTGCGCCTGCGCGACGTGGTGGCCGAGGACGCCTACGTGGAGCGCACCGGTGGCCCGGCCCGCAGCGTGCCGGCCGAGTACGGCGGCTTCCTGCTGAAAATGAGCCTGGAGGATGAGGAACTGAATAAAACCCGCGACACCAGCTGGGCGCAGCTGCGGGTTGGCAACGGCAAAACCAGTATTGATACCGTGGCCGGCACGCTGCACCTGCTGGGGGTGCTCGATAAGAGCGACAACTCGAAACGCCTGGTGCCGGCGGTGCTGGCCAAGGGGGCCTCGCCGGCCTTCGAGGCGGGCGAGGACAGCCGCGCTGGCCTGCGCCTGCTCTACGACCGGGGGCTGCGCACCTACCAGGGCAGCACCTACCCGCTGGCCACCAGCGCCAGTCCGGGCGGCGGGCTGCCGGGGCTCTATTGGCCCGGCTCCGATGGCCTGTACGCGGTGAGCTACCAGGCCTGGCTGGATTTCCTGGACCGGGCCGGCCGCGAGGAGCGCACCATGGTATTCCGGGTGGCCGACCTGCTCAGCCTCGACCCGCTGCGCAAGGAGCTGGTCGGGGGGCGAAAATACCTGTGGGAGAAAGTGAGTGTAAGCGTGAGCACCGCCCGCCGCCTCGAATCTGCCCGCTTCACCTACCGACCCATCAGACGATGACCGACCTGACCCTCGACCAGCAGGAGCTGGAAATGGCCACCAAGTGGCTGGATTTTACGGTGGAGGCCTTTATCCGCAACATACGCCAGCTGCGCATCAAGCAGACCGGCGCGCTCATGGCCAGCTTCCGCAAGCAGGTGGTGGGAGCCGCCAGTGGCCGGCTGCAGTTGCAACTGAGCTACGCGCTATACGGCAAGTTCGTGGATATGGGCGTGGGCCGGGGTATGGGCCAAGGCATTCGGAAAGGCGACGATGGCTACGACCGGATGCGCAACAGCCGGGGCCAGCTCAAGCGCCGGGAGCGGAAAGCGAAGAAGTGGTTCTCGAAGGCTCTGGCCTACCAGACCAAGCGTCTCGCGGAGCTTATGAGCGAATTGCACGGCACCCTTCTCATCAGCCAGGTCAGCGACGCGCTGCCGGCCCAGGATGTGGTAGTAAATTTTTAAGAGACGATTTCGATGGCTGAAAATAGCGAAGAACGGAAAGTACGTATCCTGCTGGATGCCCAGCAGGCCAACGCCAGCATCCGGGATATGTCGGCCGCCGCCGGCATTATGAATAGTCAGCTGGCCAAAATGGCCGCTGACGACCCCGGTCGGGCGGCCTTGCAGCAGGACTTTGCCCGGCTCACGGCGCGCATTAACGAGGCGCGCACGGCCCAGCGCACGGTTATTCAGACCACCGAGGAACTGGCTGCGGCGCAGAGCAAGCTGGTGGCCGAAAACCGCGAAGTGGTGCTGAATGGCCAGAAAGTGGAGGCCACGTTCAACGACATGAAGCGGGCGGCGCAGCAGCTGGAGCGTGAGCTGCACGAGATGAGCGGCGACGACCCGAACCGCGCCAAAATGCTGAGCGACTACCAGGCGCTGCAGGGACGGATCGAGGGCGTGAAAAAGGAGTTGGGTGGGGCGGCCAGTAATGGCAGCTTTTTTAAGCAGAGCATGGCCAGCGCCCTGGGCGTGCTCACCGGGGGCGGCGTGCTGGAGCTGGCCGGCAAGGCCTTCGAGTTCCTGGGCGGCGCCAAGGAAGACTTCGAGGCCAGCGCGCAGGCCGGGGCGCAGCTGGAAGCTACGCTCAAGTCCACGGCCAACTCGGCCGGCATCGCCAAAGAGGAAATCGAGGCCCTGGCTACGGCGCGCATGGGCGTGACGCTGTTTGACGACGATGACACCAAGGCCTCGGCCTCGCTGCTGCTCACGTTCACCAACATCAAAAACGGGGTGTTCCAGGAGGCCATGCCGGCCATTCAGGACCTGGCCCAGAAGATGGCAGGCGACGGGCCGGCTGACCTGAAAGGGGCCAGTATCCAGGTTGGAAAGGCTCTGAATGAACCGATTAAGGGTATTACGGCCCTGAGCCGGGTGGGCGTGTCGTTCACGGAAGAGCAGAAGAAAGTTATCGAGCAGCTGGTGGCCACCGGCGACACGGCCGGCGCGCAGCGGATTATTCTGGCGGAACTGAACAAGGAGTTTGGGGGCTCGGCCGAGGCAGCCCGCACCGCCGGCGGTGGTCTGGCCTCGCTCCGGATGAATTTTGCCGATACCAAGGAAACTATTGGGGGCTTCGTGGTGGAGGGGCTGAATCGGGCCACCGACTGGCTGGGCCGGCTCTGGGAGCGTACCCAGCCCGTGCGCGACATCTTCGTGGAGTTGTGGCAGGAGGGCACGCACCTGTACAGCAACCTCTACGATATTGCCGAGAGCCTGGGGCTGGTGTCGGATAAGGGCGACTCGGTGGGCTTGGTGGCCAACCTGCTGATTGGCTTGTTCACGCTGCTGCTGGCCCCGCTGCGGGCCAGTGTGGGCTTGTGGAACGCCATGAGCGACAGTTTCGTGGAGCTATACAATAAGAGCAGCTTGTTCCGGGGCGTAGTAGGCGGCTTTGTGCAGGTATTTAAGGAGGTTGGGCAAGCCGCGTGGGACTCGCTGAAGGGCGTGGGCAACCTGCTGGTGGGTATATTCACACTCGATACGGAGAAAATCAAGCAGGGCCTGAAGCAGACGTTCGATGGTCTGGGTGAGGTAGCCTACCGGGGTGGCATCGGGGCGGCCGACAGCTTTTACAAGGGCTACGTTTCCTCCAAGGATAAGCGCATCGTGCGTAAAGTGCAGGTGGAAACCACTGCCACGGCAACCGGTGCCGGTGCGCTACCTGCCACGAATGGCGAGGAGGGAGAAAATAGCTTGCAGGCTGCCGCCGCCGCGAAAGTGGACAAAGCTGCCGCTGCCGCGACGCGTGCGCAGGAGGCAGCGCATAAAAAGGAACTGGCGGCGCAGAAGAAACAGGACCAGGCCCGGCTGGATGCGACCAAAAAGTGGGTGGCGGAGGAAGGGGCGCTGCTGGATTCGCGCCTGGTGCTGCGTGAGCAGCTGGCCGGGCGTGAGCTGAGCGACGAGATGCAGCGCCGCGAACAGCAGCGGCAGAAGCTGTTTGATGAGGCGGATAAGAAAGCAGCCGGCCTCACCGGCAAGGAGCTGGATTATGCTGAGCGGGTGCGCGCCATCGTGGAGGAGCGGGACCTGAGCCTGCGCGAGCTGCAGGCCAAGTTCGACGCCGAGTCGGAAAAGCGTCGGCAAGAGGGGCTGGATAAGAAACTGGCCCAGGCCCAGGCCGACGATGAGGTGCGGCTGGCTGAGCTGCAGCTGAAGCTGGCCAACGGCGTGCTCGATGAGCAGGCCTACCAGGATGCGGTGCACGCCGTGAAGGTGGCCGCCATGGAGCGGGAGCTGGAGTTTGCGCGGCAGAAGTATGGGGAGGGCTCCACGGAATACAAGAAGCTACTGGCCGACAAAATCAGTCAGGATGCGGACTATGTCGGTAAAAAACGCAAGCTGGAGGAGGAGCAGAGCAAGTTCGAGCAGGTTCTGGCGTTTGCCAAAAAAGCCATCAGTGCCGCCGACGTGGCGACCCTGGGCGAGGTGCTGGGTAAAAAGAACGTGCTCTATAAAGCCGCTCAGGCGGCGCAAAAAGCCATTGCCATTGCGGAAATCGGCATGAGCTTACCGAAGCAGTGGGCCGCTAATGCAGAAGCCGGCGCGAAAATTTCGGCCATGGCTCCGCCGTTCACTGTGCCGCTGGGCGTGGCCTACACCATCGGCACCAACGCGCTGGCCACGGCCGGGGCGGCAGCGGCTACGGCCAAAATCATGGGCTTCCGGGAAGGCGGGCGCACGCTGGCTAGTGGGGGCAAGAACCTGCTCGACATGAACCGCATGAGTGTCGCGCCAAACGGCAAGCTTCTGGATCAGGACGGCTACCCAGTGGCCGGCGTGGTGCACGAGAATGAGTACGTGATTCCCGAGTGGATGCGCGCCGATCCGCAGGTGGTGCAGGTCGAGGAGTTCCTGGAGCAGAAGCGCCTGCGCGGGTACCGCGAGGGCGGGGCCACCTCGGCCGACGTGGCCCCGCCGGCCGCCGGCACCGGGGCCGCCGCTACGGAAACGCAGCTGCAGCTGCTGGCTGTGCTCGGCCGCCTGGACTTGCGCCTGGCCGACGTGGAGCAGTGGGCCCGGGAGGTAAACGTGGTGCTCGACGTCTACGGTCTGGAGCAAACGCTGGAGGAGCGGGAAGCCACCCGGAAGGCGGCCGAAGTCCGGTAG